TGGGATACACCTACAAGCTCGTGACCGGCGCGAAGGAGCAGATCGACCGCCGCCTCTCCGACCTCGCGTTGGTCATGGTTGGCGATCCGAACGACCTGCCTTCCTCATCCTTTATCGACATCCCGGCTGCCCTACCGCCCGCTGCTCGCAAGCAATACAAGACGCTCGAAAAAGAGATGCTGGCCGAGATTGCCGATGGCGAGATCACCGCGCCCTCCGCCGGGGTGCTGGTCAACAAGCTGCTTCAGCTTACGTCCGGCGCGGTCTATGACGAAGACCGCAACGTGCTGCCCGTGCACGCCGCCAAGCTCGACGCGCTGCGCACCCTGCTCGACAAGCACCGCGGTGAGCCGGTCTTGATCCTCACCGCGTTCAAGCACGAGTCCGCCCGCATCCTCGCCGCGATCCCCGAAGCCCGCATGTTCGACGAGCTGCTCCTGCGTGACTGGCAAGACGGCCGCATCCCGGTATGGGTCGCCGATCCGCGCAGCCTATCCCACGGCATTGACGGCCTCCAGAAGTCATGCCGCATCGCGATCTGGTGCTCGCTCACCTACTCCCACGAGACCTACGTTCAGACCAACGCCCGCCTAATCCGCACCGGCCAGACCGCCGAGACGATCATCTACCGCATCATCTGCCCCGGCACAATCGACGATGCGGTGGCCGAGGCATTAAGGGACAAAAGCGACACCCAGACCGGCATGTTGCACGCCGTCCGCGCTCTCCAGCGGATGTCCGGGAAACTTTCTTCCCTTGTAGAATAAAAGAAAATGAAGATTCTTAGAAAAATAGCTTGTAGTTTTTCAATGGTGGGGCATTCTTTGTGCATGACCAACGCAGCACACGCCACTAAATCTACACATTGCGCCATGATCACCGACATGACAGCAAAGACTGTTACCTTCATCAACGCCCTTGGATACACCTGTGCAATGGCCGACTGCTCCGCCGCCGAAGTCAAAGGACTCCGCGCCAAGGCAATCAAAAAAGCTGACCGCACAAAATGGACGCAAGCAGCCAAGGATGCTGGGTTCGCGGTGATTCTTTAATTCTGCACTATCACCAACCAAGCTCCGAAACCATGTTCGACATCAACGCAAAAGTAATCTGCATAGACGACCGATTCCCTGCCGGAATCAACGACATCTTCAACGCCCTGCCCCGCAAAGGCAGCATCTACACGGTGCGCGACATCGTGCCAGCGCAAGACTGGAAACTGCGCGGGACGTGTGCCGTCCTGCTACGCGAACTGGAGAACCGACCAAACAAACACGGAATCGAGCCTGGATTCCAATGTGGACGCTTCCGCGAACCAACCGCCGTCGAACTGGAAAACGTCGCCACGGAATCTGAATCTCTGGTGAACGCCTAGCTCATGGACGCCGACCCTAAAACTATGAATCAAAAACCGACTTCCTCGGCGTTCCATGGAGCGTCTTGTTCGGCTGAGATGGTTGAGCGGTATATCGCCAGCATCCAGCAAGAGCATGACCGCTGGGATTCCTTCCGCGAACAGGCCATGGATCGCCAACAATTCACCCTTGTCGCCCGATATGGCGATGTGTGTGACGTGCTGAAAATGGCAATCAACCAAGCGCGAAAAATCCTTCTGCCGAACGCCCAAGCTGACCTATGACCACCGCGCCAACAGACTCCGCAACCACTGAAACCGCCGATGCGGTGGGCATTAGGTCCAGCGCCTTGTTCGGCTTTTGTCGTGACTGCCGCCACTGGCAAGCGACAACCCGAACCCGTGAAAGCCTCGCTGAATACCCGCGAGATAAGCACCCCGATGACGGATGGCTCGATGCCGTCTGTAAGCGCATCCAGCGTGGAACGGAAATTACTGCATCTGGAGGATGGGACGGCGCAAGCGTGGACAGCGTAGAAACCGACGCGAACTTCGGATGCCGATTTTTTGAGCCGAACTTATTGTTGACCTCCACTTCCGCAGAATATGACGCTGATTAGTTCGTAAATCTCTAAAACAATACACCATGACACCCAAAACAACCCGAGGAGGCGCACGCAAAGGCGCAGGCCGCAAGCCCCGCACCATCCCGCGCAAGCCCATCACCGTCCGCCTCGAACCGCAGGACGCAGACCGCCTGCGCGAGCTTTGCCGTGCCGAGGAGCTGTCGCAGGCGAATTGGATCGCCAAGCAGATCCGCATCAACTAACCCCACCACTATGACCGCCAAAGAACTCCACCACATGCCCAAAGCCCTCCGCATCCTTGCGGCAGACATCCAAGCCCCAGACCACATACCAGCGATGTGCTTGCGGGACGCTGCTGCAATGATCGAGTCGCTCACGCTTGCCATCCGCACGACGATTGAGCAAAACCTGCACCTCGCCGATGGCGACATCTGCACGCTGAAAGGCCTGAAAGATGCGATTGGCTACGACGACTGAGAACAAAAACCTTGCATGATTCCGAAATCCACATATTCTCACCCCGTCGCCACTAGCGACCTTCGGTGCTGCCCCGATGAAATCACACCCAAACAAAATGCGCCCCGTTGCGCGAGAGTGCCTTGGTATTGCCAAGGGTCAGCCATTCTCGTGAACGGGGCGCGCCTTTTTGAACAAACATGAACAACACCTACGAGACATTTATTGACCGGAAGTCGCAGCTTGCCGGAAACTTCGGATTTGATCCAATCTGGATGCCCGATGAGGCATTCGATTTCCAACGCCACCTTATTGAGTGGATATGCAGGAAAGGGCGAGGGGCGGTCTTTGCCGACTGTGGACTAGGCAAGACGCTAATGCAGCTTACCTGGTGCGAGAACGTCCACCGCAAGACAGGCAAGCCCGTTCTGCTACTCACCCCGCTTGCCGTAGGAGCACAAACCGTGAAGGAGGCTGAACGCTTTGGGATGCACGCGGCACGATCGTTTGACGGCAAGGTATCCGCGCCGATCACGGTGGCGAACTATCAGAAACTCCACCTATTTAACGAATGGGACTTTGCCGGAATATGCTGCGATGAATCATCGATCCTTAAGTCATTCGACGGAGTGACGAAGCAAGCCGTCACGGAGTTCGCCCGCAAGATGCAATTCCGAAGCCTATGGACGGCAACCGCCGCGCCTAACGATCACATCGAACTAGGCACATCCTCGGAGGCATTGGGATACCTTGGATTCATGGATATGCTAGGAAAGTTCTTCAAGAAAGCTGAAGCTACGATGAGCCGGAGCCAAGAGTTTCGCAGCGGGACTTATCGTTTCCGTGGACATAGCGAGCGTGATTTTTGGAGATGGATCGCAAGCTGGGCGCGTGCCGTGCGCAAGCCTTCCGACCTTGGTTTTTCAGATGATGGATTTGAATTACCACCACTTATCACGAATCAGCACACGGTAAAGCCGCAATCGAAGCCCGTGGATATGCTGTTTGAAATGCCAGCCGTAACGCTTGCCGAACAACGGGCGGAAAGGACAAGGACGCTTGCGGAGCGATGCGAGAAAGCCGCTGAAATCACCAACCAAGGTAATGATTCCGTCGTATGTTGGTGCCACACGAACAACGAAGGCGACTTGCTAGAAAAGCTCATTCCTGACGCGGTGCAAGTATCCGGCAAAGACTCAGACGAGCGCAAAGAAGAGCTTTTTGAGGCGTTCGCAAGCGGACAAGCGCGGGTTCTTGTTAGCAAGCCAGTCGTCGCCGGATTCGGATTGAACTGGCAGCATTGCCACCGCCAAACATTCTTTCCATCCCACTCCTTTGAACAATGGTATCAATCCATTCGCAGGTCGTGGCGTTTCGGTCAAAAGCATCCCGTTACAATCGACGTAATCACAACCGAGGCGGAATCCCGCGTGCTCGGAAACATGAACACCAAGGCGAGACAAGCCGAGGAAATGTTCAAAAGCCTAATTTCACACATCAACAATGAGTTGGTGATTGAACACAAAAACGAAAACACAAACCAAGAGAAACTACCAAAATGGCTGTAAAACAACAAGTAATAGAGGATCAATACGCGCTGTATAACGGCGACTGTTGCGAAGTCCTTCCAACCCTGCCCGATGAATCTGTGGATATGTCCGTTTACTCCCCTCCCTTTTGCGGGCTGTATAACTACTCATCCGACCCAAGGGATATGAGTAATAATGACTCTTATCAAGAGTTCTTTGAACACTACTCATTTCTTATATCGGAAATCGCACGGGTGACAAAGCCCGGACGCATGACCGTGGTTCACTGCATGGACGTTCCCGGCAAGGGCAACGGAGCAACGGCCAAGATGGGATGCGGTGCAAACACCGGAACCGGATTGATTGACTTCCCCGGTGACATCATCCGCGAACATGAAAAGCATGGGTTTCAATACTGTATGCGCCGTCATATCTGGAAAGAGCCGCTCGGCGTTAGATTGCGGACAATGGCGAAAGGACTGGCACACCGCACGCTAACTGAGGATAGCACCCTTTGCGATGTTGCCACAGCCGACCAGTTGCTTGTTTTCCGTAAAACTGGGGAAAACCAAGTGCCGGTATCACATGAGGTAGGGCTGATGAAGTATTGCGGAGAGCGCATCATGCCGCATGAACTACAACAGTATCGAGGACACAAGGGCGACCAGAAAGAGAATCGATTCAGTCATTGGATATGGAGGCAATACGCATCGTCCTTTTGGGATGACATCCGCATTGATAACGTCCTTCCCTACAAAGAAGCAAGGGATAAGGACGACGAGAAGCATGTCCACCCGCTTCAGCTCGACGTGATCGAACGTGCTTGTGTCCTTTGGAGCAATCCCGGTGAGGTTGTCCTGACCCCGTTCTTGGGAGTCGGCAGCGAAGCATACGGTGCGATTCTGAACGGCAGAAAAGCTATTGGAATTGAACTAAAAGAGGCGTATTTCCGCCAAGCGGTGCGCAACTGCGAAGAAGCGGCAAAAGGCCGACTTATGGAGGAAGTGCCGCTACTAGCCGGACTTGATTGACAACCCCACCCACTGCCGGGGCATGCTCGGCAGTGGGTTTATTTTTTATGACCACCACCATGCAACACCCCGAAATCGACTTCTACTCATCCGCCACGGCCTCGACCGCCACGGCGACAACCACGCTCTCCGACCTCATCGACGCGATCCGCAGCGATGAGTTCGCATTCAAGATCAAATACCTGCGTGCCACGCTCGCCGCCGGTGACGACGACGGCTACGCGGTCGCCAAGAAAGACCTGCAAGCGGTCAGTATCAGCGGCACTGCCGACGGCAAGCGCGCCAAGGCCATCGAGGAGGGCAGGTTCAGCCACAGCGGCCTACTCCAGCTCGACTTCGACGCTGCCGACAACGTAGGCTGGACGGTCGAGGAGATCGTCGAGATCCTACAAGCCGAGCCGCGCATCGTTGCGGCGTTCGTGTCGCCATCCGGCCACGGAGTCAAGGGCATCGCCCGCATACCTGTCTGCAAGACCAAGGACGAGCATGTGGCCGCGTTCGCCGCCGCCCGCAATCACTTCCGCGCTCACAACCTGACCATCGACGAGGCCTGCAAAGACCCAGTCCGCCTGATGTTCGTTTCTCACGATCCCGGCGCGTGGCTCGACCTCACCCGCACAGCCGTGTTCGAGCCGGACAAAATTTCGGACACGAAAAACGCAAAAAAGCCCGCAATCGACCGCACAACGGGATTTAATACGGACAAAAAGACGGACAAAAAGCCCGGAATCAAACTCAAAGCACCGCGCACCGCCTTTCCCGAACCGCCCCGCGAGGGCATCCACGCTTGGCTGATGCAAGCCGCATGGCATTGCCGCTTCGCCAACATGTCCGAAGCCGACACCGCCGCGAAGCTGCAAGCCTACGACGGCACGCTGCGCCGCCCATATCAGCCCAACGAGGTGAGGGACGCGGTGCGAACGGTCTTCGACTCGCCCATGCCTGAACCAACCGCCGACTGGCGCGAGTCTGCCGATATGGAGTCTGCAAAGGCCGCCGCCGGATCGACTTCACAAGCGTTCCGCCCCGAGGACATCTACTTCGACTGCCCATCCAGCAAGTATCTGGTCAAGGTCGGGCTGTCTTACATGGTCTATGGCAAGGCCTCGCCGGTGCAAACAGGCCTCGCCCGTCACCTTGCCCAATACTACGACGAGCCGAAAGACCTCGCCCGTGCCGTCCGCGATGCAGTCAAAAACCGCGAGCTCGATGGCGGCGTGCAATGGCACGGCGCGATTGCTGGCCACAGGCAAGGGCTGGCTACCGACTCGAACAACCTCCCCATCCTCATCACGTCCGAAGCGAAAATCCCGCAGCCGACACCCGGAGATGCACCGATCATCAGCGAGATCGTCGGCAATGCGTTCGCCGATCCCACGGCCATTGCGGTCTTTATCAGCTGGCTCTCAGGTCGCTACAAGGCCGTTCGCGGTCACGTTCACATCCCCTCACCGATGCTTGTCCTGGCTGGCGAGATCAACAGCGGCAAGAGCCTTTTAGCTTGGATCATCGCCGAGACGCTTGGCGGGCGCACGGCCAACCCCTACGCGGCGTGGAGCGGCGGGATGCTCTGGAATGACGACCTTGTGGGGGCTGAGACGATGCTGGTGGACGATTGCATCGGCTCGACCGACATCCGTAGCCGCCGCAACTTCGGCGCGGCCTTCAAGGAGGCGATCTACCCGCACGTCATCCAGCTCCGCAAGCGCAACCATTCGAGTATCGCCGTCCGACCCGTATGGGCGGTGGTCGTCTGCTGCAATGACACGCCGGAAAGCCTCCAGATCATCCCGCCCCTCGACAACGACCTCGCCGACAAGGTGGCTCTCCTGCACGTCATCGGCGTGAAGCTGCCGGTGGACACCTCTACCCCGGATGGGCGTGCCGAGCTGCAAGCCCTCATCCGCTCCGAGCTGCCCGCGTTCGCCCAGCAGCTCATGGACTGGGTGACACCCGAGGAGCTGCACGACAGCCGCTCAGGCATCAAGGCATGGCGCGATCCGATCCTCACCGATGCGGTCGATGCGCACAGCCCGCAGCGTCGCCTTGAGGACTTGCTTGAGGCCGCCCTGACCCACATGGGACTCTGGGGCGACCTGCCGCGCGACATGACCGCCGCCGACATCCAAGGCCGTCTCGAAGATTCCCAGTCCCCCGTCCGCGACCAGGCACGGCAGCTCTGCACATGGCACGGCGCGATGGGGTCAGCCCTCGCGAAACTGGCCAGATCGGGCAGCGAGTATGTCGAGGTATCGCCCAATTCAATCGCAGGCAAACCGCCGCGATACTGGGTCACTCCGCCGAATTTCAAGCGGTCGTTTGAATGAGGCGGAAAATGGGCGTGTATTTACAAAAGCAGTTTTTGGGGGGGGTTCTGGGGGGTTATGTTTCTGACTTGAAAAAAAAAAAAAAACAGTACATATAGGAATTTTGGCACACAGCAAAAATCACCATTGAATAAAAATCCGCTAAACTGGCAAACATGACCCCCCAGAACATTTTCACACACCCCTCGATTTTAGGCATTGACGAATCGAAACCGACAGCTCATTCTATTCACATGACCGCCGAAAATACGAAAAACCAGACAAGTTTTCGCTTACGAATTCAGCCATATTCTGCAAAGCACATTGCTAATTCAATAAATTGCAGCGTGGCCACCGCATACGACTGGCGCAGCGGTCGCCGAGCACCCCCGGCGTGGCTGCAAGACTCGATCCTTGCCGAGATCGCCAACTACCACCCGCAGGTTCAGCATCCCGAGTGACATGCACCACGGCTTCGAAGGAGTCTCCTAAACGACCGTTTAAACGATCGAAGTGCCGAC